ATTAAGAATTTCGGGTAATTATCATATATAGTTATCAAGACTAGTCCCTTTATGGGAACTAATAGACTTTAAAGGTTATTACACATGTTATCATGTTGTAACAACCCTTCAACCTACGAGTTGATAAAGGAATGACCATCGCCAAAGAAAAGGATGATCACTATATAACCTAACTTAAATTATGAATATATTATTAAAAATAAAAATACTAACAAGGTTAATACTATTAATTTTTAACAAAAATGTTCATAAAGCAGTTAAGCAATATATATTACTTTTTGAAGGAATCCGGAAACAATCTGGTATAAAATATGCAATTAGATATTTTAAAATATCAAAATTACACATTACTAGATATATTTCAGGAAATCCTTTAAAAAGTAATCGTGAATTAGTTTCTCTTGATCAGGATTATTTTCCAAAAAGATTAAATCTTTTGAAGGAGTTAATAGATAATGGTAATCTAAGAATAGTTTTTACTATTCTCGGATATACACGATCTATAATTCCAACAAAGAAGGAAAAACAAGTTATTAAACCTGATTTTTCTTCTATAACAGATCCTTATAAAGGAAAGGTATATACAATACCTAAATCATTTATAAAGGATTTTGTTATAAAGTTTGATCTTTTGTCAAATAAACCTGAATACAAAGATGAGAATCATTATGTAAGTATGAAAGGTAGTCCTAATGGACCATCAACATACTCTTCATTATGATCAATCATTTTATTAAGTTATCCGCAATTGGATTACATTTGTAAAATGGTTGGTGATTATTTTTCACAATCACTATCACCCTTGTATAATTGATCATGAAATTTAGAAAGACCTATTGATCCTTTAAAAAGATCAACAGGTAAACTTTCTATTGTTGAAGATCCTGAGTTAAAATTAAGAATAATTGCGATGTTAGATTATACATCCCAATTTGTTCTTAAACCTATACATGAAAACATTCTTAATAAACTTAAGAATTTTCCATGTGATAGGACTTTTACTCAAGACCCTAAACACTCATGGTCAGTTAACCAAGAGAAATTCTTTTCCCTTGACTTATCAAGTGCAACTGATCGTTTTCCTATTGAACTTCAATCTAAATTATTATTATATATATATAATAATGATTTAGACTTCTCTCAATCCTGAAAATCTCTATTAATTAATAGAAACTTCCAGGTTGGAGAGACGACTGAATATCTTAGATATTCAGTTGGTCAACCAATGGGAGCGTACAGTTCCTGAGCCGTCTTTACTATTACACACCACCTAGTAGTCCATTATGCCGCATATTTATGTGGTATTAAGGATTTTAAGGATTACATACTTTTAGGTGACGATATTGTTATTAAAAACAATAGAGTTGCTAATAAATATATAACCTTAATGACTAGATGAGGTGTTGATATATCTCCAACAAAGACTCATGTATCATATGATACATATGAATTTGCT